CCCCGGTTGGACGGACAGGCACAATCGGTACACTGGGCGTCCTCTTCCGAACATGGCTCACGGCGGTCCTATCTTAGCGTCTGATTTCTTGCCTGGATATCAAGGTGGTACGGAAGTAGATGCGGAATTAGAAGCCCGTAGACCTGAGATCCTGACCCAGCTTATGGAAATTCTTGTTAATAAGGGAAGCATGGCCCCGGAAACGTTTAATGCAGAAACTAGAGATATTCCTACTGACGCATTATTAGCTGCGTTAAAGACCCACCTCCTGGATTCAGGCTCCTCTCCAGTTGCTCCTTTTGAACTTGGGAAGGATTTTTATCCTCCTTGGGAAGGGGAAAACCTTGAAGGGGGCCCAACGGAACTTGGGAAGGATTTTTATCCTCCTTGGGAAGGAGAAAACCCTATTTGGGAAGAGGGAAGTCCTGACAACGGCAGTCCTATCTTAGCGTCTGAATACCTGAACGCGGGCGGTCCCGTGCGGTATTTTGAGAACGGGGGCGGTACCGGTTCTCACGAGGAGGACGAAGCAGCAGTAGCGCCAGGGACTGTTAATCCCAATCCCGATTCCAATTCCAATTCCAATTCCAATTCAGGGTCTGGGTTCAATCTGGATATACTGGACACGATTAAGGGGTACGTAACACCGGGAAATGTGGCTAACACGGCGATCAGTCTGGCTGCAAGTGCGTTGAATCCGGTCGTCGGTCTTGGTTACACTACTGGCCAAGCATTTTCCGGGCTTGCAAGTTTTAACCGGGGTGAAGAACCTCAAGGGTTCGTCGATGGACTTGTCCATGGTGGCCTAAACGCACTAGGGGTCCAACCGGGAGATATTACGCCCGACGAGGATCAATCAGTCGGCGTCGGAGTCGATCCCACAACCGGTGGTAGTTTCTCTCCTGAAGACACAGGCACGCCGACAGGCATGCCGGCAACCCAAGGTGATATTGACGCTGCGCTTCCCGGTATGAATGTCGTTCCTCATTATGGTTTAATGTCAGGCCATGATCCAACGAGTGAACTATAATGGCAATTTCCGGATCAGCTAATTTCAATCTCGACGTAGCCGAGATCATCGAAGAGGCGTTCGAACGGTGCGGGCTTGAGCTTCGCACGGGCTATGACGCAGCCACGGCGCGTCGATCCTTAAACTTGATGCTGGCAGATTGGGCCAACAGGGGGATCAATCTCTGGACCGTGAGGCAAGTGACGCAGACCGTGGCTCAATTGTCGTCCACGTCTGCGATTGACGCTTATCCGGTCGGGACCATCACGGCGACGGTGGACGATTCCGCTAACCTCAGTGTTGGCGAGACGATTACTGGCGCTTCAAGTTCCGTTACGGCCAAGATCATTACCAAGCCCAGCAGCAGCACGGTGACTTTGACGGTTCCCAGCGGCGCTTTCACTGCTAGCGAGACGATTACCGGTTCTAGCAGCAGTGCCACTACGACAATTACTGCGGATCCTAGTCTGGAGGATGTACAGAACACGATTGATATTTTGGATATCGTGATACGCCGGTCTGGATCGGATTTAGCCATGAACCGCATAGGCCGCAGCGACTATCTGGCACTGCCGGAAAAGGACCAGCAGGGTCGGCCCACTCAGTTCTTTGTGGACAGGCAGATCACGCCTACGGTAACGATTTGGCCTGTACCGGAGAATTCCACGGACCAACTGATTTATTATCGCTTACTTCGCATAGACGATACGGACACTTCCGTGAACACGGCGGAAGTACCCTTCAGGTTTTTGCCAAGTCTGGTTTCCGGGCTGGCGTATTGCATAGCAATGAAGCGGGCCCCGGATCGTATGGCCCTTCTAAAGGCCAGCTATGACGAGGATTTCCTTCGCGCCGCTGTCGAGGACAGGGAGAGGACATCGTTACACCTAGTTCCAACCGCCGGTTCTCTTAGGGTTGTGTGATGGCTAAATTTGCTTCAGGAAAAAACGCTTACGGCATTTCAGACAGATCCGGGCAGCGGTACAAGCTGCGCGAGATGAAGCGTGAATGGAACAATCTGTTGGTAGGCCGGGACGAGTGGGAAGAGAAGCAACCACAATTAGAGCCTCGTCGTGTGGACGCTGATCCGGAAGCCCTTAAAGATGCTCGTCCGGACAGGACAGAAAAAGAGGTTACCGTTCTTTTGAAGAAGGACGCTTTCAGGAGCGGCGCTTCAGGAAGTGCGGTTATAACTGTGACGGAACCGGGGCATGGCCGCTCTACCGGCGACACCGTTCGTTTTAGGGATGCACTTGGTTTTGATGGGTTTACGAGTGCGGTAGTTTCCCGTGATGCGGGATATACGGTCACAAAAGTTGACTTAGAGACCTATACCTTCAGCGCGGCTAGTGGTACGGCAACCACGGGATCTATTTTTGGCGGGGGCTTTCCTGCATCTGCGGGTCCTGTGACGGTAGAGGCATGACATGGCATTCACATTTACCACGCTGAAAACGGCGATACAGGATTACACGGAAAACGCTGAAGCGACCTTTGTGACGCAGTTGCCCCGGTTTATCCTGAACGCGGAGGAGCGCATTCTCAAGGAGTGTCAGTTAGAGGTTTTTCGTAAAAACTCTACGGGCACAACAACAGAAGACGTAAAGTTTTTAAGTAAACCGTCTGATTTTCTGGCCCCCTTTTCTTTAAGCGTTGTTAATGGTTCTAGTAATGAATTTTTGTTGTATAAGCATGCTTCTTTTTTACAGGACTACACTCCGAATCCAACCACAGACGGCCTTCCTAAATACTATGCAAGTTGGGATAACGGTTCCTTTTTATTAGCCCCCACTCCAAATGCTGCGCTTACTATAGAGCTTCATTATTTCTACAGGCCAGCTTCTATTTCTTCAACGGGGGATGGAACGAGTTATCTTGGGGACAATGCTGAGTTGGCCCTTCTTTACGGTGCTTTAGTTGAAGCCTATACTTTTATGAAAGGGGAACCGGATTTATTGCAGTTTTATGACAAAAAATTTGTGGAGTCAGTACAGTGGTTAAAAAACCTTGGCGAAGGCAAGCAAATACGAGATCAATACAGGTATGATCGTTTACGGAGAGAAGTACAGTGAAAGAACGTTCCCTTAAAGGCTCATCTGTTGCCCTTGTTGGCCTTGGTGGATCGCAACTTGCATACACCTTGTCTGTTGCTAATGGGGATGAATATGATGAGGTATGGGCCATCAATTCTATGTTAGCGCCCATAAAGCATGATCGGGTGTTTATGATGGATCCGCCATCTAGATTTTTAGATACGGAAAACGCTGGAAAACAAACCCCTGCCCTACGACGAGAATTACCAAAGCACAAAGGTCCTATATACACTTGTCAATTAGATGATCGAGTGCCTGGGGCTGTTCTCTACCCTTTGGAGGAGGTCATTAAAGACACCAATTTATGCTATTTTAATAATACGGTTCCATATGCGGTTGCTTTTGCGGCATATCAAGAGATTGGCAAGCTGCATTTATTTGGTATTGATTACTCCTATTCGACAAATGTTCACATGGCTGAATCAGGGCGGGCCTGCACAGAATTTTGGTTATCTTTTTGTGTGGGCCGGGGAATGAAAATTGATGTAGCTTATGGTTCGAGTTTATTGGACACAAATGTCCCCCCCGAAGAACGGCTGTATGGGTATCATAGGTTAGACGACCCCTTGGTAATGAACATAGAAAATGAAGAGCTTTTAATCACACGACAGTCAGAACTGGTGCTTCCTGAACCTATGGATACGCCTATTATATTTGGCCGTCACGATAACCTTGTTGAATTACAGGAGACCGCGTAATGTTGGCTGTTGATGCAGGAATTACGGTAGGCGAGGCTGTGGTGAGAACCTCAGATAACGGGGGTTTTTCAGCGGATCAAGTTGCTGAGATGGCTGTGGAGAAGATAATCCATGTGTCCGATGGTACTATTGCCCCCTTACGTGATCAAGCGCACGCTTTCAAGGAGAATATCCAAGCTATTTTGTGCTATTATATGAAGTTCGCAATCGAACAGGACCGTGCTACAGTGTGCGCGGAACTTAGAAAAACCGGCTATGACGACTTAGCCAAACACTTTAGGAGTATTTGATATGGCTATAGCAACGGCTATGGGTACAGCGTTTAAATCCGAGGTTTTAAAAGCCACGCATAATTTTTCTGCTACTGGCGGCAATAGTTTCAAACTAGCTTTGTATGCTATTTCAAGCGGTGGAAAAACTAGCTCTACCGCCGCGCTAGGAGCAACTACTACTGCTTTTACAACTACAGGTGAAGTAGCCTCTAGCGGAACGTATGTTACTGGAGGATTGGCCCTTACTAATATAGATCCGACCACGTCGGGAACCACAGGGTTCGCTGATTTTGCTGACAAAAGTTTCACCACGGCTACTATTACTGCACGAGGAGCCATGATCTATAACGATACGAATAGTGATAAAATGGTTTGTTCGCTAGATTTTGGTGGGGATAAAACAAGTACAGCGGGAACATTTACAATTCAGTTTCCAGCAGCAGCGGCATCAACGGCAATTATTAGAATTGCGTAAGGGTTTAAAGTTTGACTTTAATTGCTGGATTTGGGCGTGGCGAATATGGTGAAGGGCTGTATGGCCAACCTATTCCAGTAATTCCTACGGGTGTAGCAGGAACAAGTGCCGTTGGAACTATAACGGTTGTTCCAAGTGTTGAAGTTATACCAACGGGTGTAGCAGGAACAAGTGCTGTTGGAACTGTAATCCCCGCTGCGGGCGCGGGAGTTTCACCCACAGGGGTCGCTAGTACAGGTGCCGTTGGAGCTATAACGGTTGTTCCAAGTCTTGCGGTTACGCCAACAGGTGTTGCGGGAACAAGTGCTGTTGGAACTGTAATTCCCGCTGCGGGGGCCGGAGTTACGCCTACGGGTGTGGTAGGAACAAGTGCTGCTGGAACTATAACGGTTGTTCCAAGTCTTGCGGTTACGCCTACCGGAGTCGCGGGAACAAGTGCTGCTGGGTCTGTAACCCCCGCTGCGGGCGCGGGAGTTTCACCGACAGGCGTTGCGGGAACAAGTGCTGCTGGAACTATAACGGTTGTTCCAAGTCTTGCGGTTACGCCTACCGGAGTCGCGGGAACAAGTGCTGCTGGGTCTGTAACCCCCGCTGGGGAAGCTAAAATTGTTCCAACGGGCGTTGCCGGTACGGGTGCTGCTGGTACAGTAACCGCCGATTCGGGGATTGGAGTTGTACCAACGGGCGTTGCGGGGACAAGTGCTGCTGGTGCAGTAACCCCCGCTGGGGAAGCTAAGGTTACGCCTACTGGAGTTGCCGGTACGGGTGCCGCCGGAACCGCAACCGTTGTACCCAGTATTGAAGTTTCACCAACGGGTGTGGCAGGAACAAGTGCCGTTGGAACTCTAACTCCCGCTGCGGGGGCCGGAGTTACGCCTACGGGTGTGGTAGGAACAAGTGCTGCCGGAACTATAACGGTTGTTCCAAGTCTTGCGGTTACGCCTACGGGCGTTGCGGGAACAAGTGCCGTTGGCACTGTTATTCCCGCTGGGGAAGCTAAAGTTACGCCGACGGGTGTGTCAGGAACAAGTGCTGTTGGGTCTGTCATTCCCGCAGCGGGTGCTGGAGTTGCACCAACGGGTGTGTCAGGAACAAGTGCTGTTGGGTCTGTAACGGTTACGGTAGGTGCTCTGGTTATACCCACAGGCGTTGCGGGAACAAGTGCCGTTGGGACTGTAATAGCCGTACCGAGTATTGAAGTTGTACCGACGGGTGTAGCAGGAACAAGTGCCGTTGGGACTGTAATAGCCGTACCGAGTATTGAAGTTACGCCTACGGGCGTTGCGGGAACAAGTGCCGTTGGAACTGTTACCCCCGCTGCGGGTGCTGGAGTTGCACCGACAGGGGTCGCTGGCACAGGTGCCGTTGGAACTGTAGCCGCTGTACCGAGTATTGAAGTTGTACCGACTGGCGTTGCGGCAACAAGTGCCGTTGGAACTGTTACCCCCGTTGGGGAAACTAAAGTTGTACCGACTGGCGTTACGGGAACAAGTGCTGTTGGAACTGTAATAGCCGTTTCGGGGGTTGAAGCTACACCCACAGGTGTTGCGGCAACAAGTGCCGTTGGAACTGTTACCCCCGCTGGGGAAGCTAAAGTTGTACCGACTGGAGTTGCCGGTACAGGTGCCGTTGGAACTGTGGTAGCCGTACCGAGTATTGAAGTTACACCCACAGGTATTGCCGGCACAGGTGCCGTTGGAACTATAACCGCTGTATCGAGTATTGAAGTTGTGGTAACAGGTGTTGAAGCCACAGGTGCTATAGGAGGCGTTAATGTATGGGGAATTATTGATGCCTCGCAAACATCAAGTTTTTCTGAGGTCAGTACATCGCAAACATCAAGTTTTTCTGAGGTCAGTACATCGCAAACGCCAGACTGGACCGAAATAGCCGCCTAGAAAGGTCGCATAATGACAAGTACATACACATTAAATCAGGGTATTGAGAAACCTGCGGCGGGAGATCAGTCCGGTACATGGGGAGCCACGGTTAATACCAACATGGATATCATTGACCGTGTCGTTAGTGGTGTTGGCGCTCTCACATTAACTGGATCAACTACAACTCTTACCACTACAGACGGAACATTAACCGATGGCATGTACCGTGTGCTGGTGCTTGGAGATGGTGGCGATCTCGGCAGCAATAACACCATTACGATTTCTCCAAACGACCAAGATAAGCTGTATTTGGTTTATAATAATTTAACGGCTAATCGTAGTGCTATCTTCACGCAAGGAAGCGGGGCTAACGCGACTGTTGAAAATGGGGAGACGGCCTGGATTTATGCTGATGGCGCAGGCAGCGGCGCGGCGGTTCGTGTAGGTACGTCTTCTACGAAACTATTAGACCAGGATGGTGACACCGGGATACGGGTAGAAGAAGGCGGGGACGACGACGATACCATTCGGTTCGATATCGCCGGGGCCGAAGACTTCACCATGACGGCCAATACGTTCACCGCCCTATCCGGCAGTGACATTGCAATAGCTAGTGGCGCGACAATCACCAATAGCGGAACCGCGACCGGTTTCGGCGCTGATGCAGAACGTGCCATTGCTGGAGTACTTGAAACCAACGCCAATTTTGTCGATCAGGTCATCTTCGGCCCCTCCGTCGATGGCGTGCCATGGAATGGGGCGTGGAGCGAAGCAAGTGTATTCTCCAGCCTGATGCTGGCGACCATTGAAGACGAAGGCACTAACACAGAAATTAATATCTGGGATTTAACGGAACAATCGGCTGGAGCCATCAGCACCACGCCGCTGGCAACTGTTGATCTCAGTGCTGCTGCGACACCAACATCCATAGCGGCCTGTATGGGCTACCTAATCGTAGGCAGCGAGGACGGCATTGCCATCATTGACCCACATTCTGGCGCATGGGCTGAACGAACTCAAGGCTGGCCCAGAACATTGTCTACCAGCACGTCACCGGCGCTAACCAGTAATGATGTGCTTGTCGTTGGAGCAGGATTCGCCTCACAACCTGATCTTGATCCGAGAACTGGTGGTCCGATGCCAACCTTTATTCTCGGATACGGCACTGGTGCGGATGTTGTTTCTATTCTTAAAACCGATGGCAATGTTTTCGACAAAACTGGCACTGTGG